GAGCCGTATGCGGCGGGCCGGCTGCCGGAGGGCGCGCTGGCGGTGACGATCGGCGTGGACGTGCAGGGCGGCGGCGGCAGTGCGGGCGATCGCCTGGCGGTGAGCGTATGGGCGTGGGGCCGCGAGGAGGAGGGCTGGCTGATCGACCACCAGGAGATCTACGGCGACCCATGCCGGCCGGAGGTGTGGAAGCAGCTGGACCTGCTGGTGCTGCACGACTGGGAGCACGTGAGCGGGGCGAAGCTGCGGGCGGACGTGGTGGCGATCGACTCGGGCGGCCACGCAACGGCGGAGGTGTACCAGTACGCGCGGGAGCGGCAGGCGGTGGGCGTGATCGCGATCAAGGGCCAGAGCCAGCGCGGCAAGCCGCCGATCGGCAAGGCGACGAAGGTGGACATCAGCGCGCAGGGCCGCACGCTGAAGCGCGGCGCGCAGGTGTTCCCGGTGGGTGGCGACACGGTGAAGACCACGCTGTTCGGGCGGCTGAAGCACAACGAACGCGGGCCGGGCTACCTGCACTTCCATGCGCAGACAGGGGCGGAGTACTTCGAGCAGCTGACGGCAGAGAAGCAGGCGCTGCGGTACGTGAAGGGCTTCCCCGTGCGTGAGTGGGTGAAGAAACCAAGCGCGCGGAATGAGGCGCTGGACTGTCTGGTCTACAGCTACGCCGGCCTGCACAGGCTCTATCAGAAGTTCGATCGGCGCAGCATCTGGGATCAGTTCGAGCGGCGCTTGGAGCAGCTGCAGGAGGGCAAGCCTCAGAGGCGCGTCAAGGCGCAGAGCAGCCCGTCGTTTGCGACCCAGTGGTAGAACGCAGGGACGACTCCAGCAGGTAAGCCGCTAGGTTCGAGATCGTGCGCTGTTCGACTTCAGCTCGATGCCTCAGCAACTGGGCAACGCTGGAGGAGAGAACCACTTGGACCCGAACACCCTGCGCCATTGTCTGATCGTGGTATGATTTGAGTGCGAAAGGCGGCAACCGTGCGCCGATCGCCTTTGATCCTAATGCCAACGGAGGACTACTACCGATCATCTCAGTGGCGCACCAAGCGCCAGCAGCGCCTCAACCACGACCAGCACACCTGCCAAGGCTGCGGCATCACGCAGCAGCAACTGGCCGAGCTTGGGTGGCCTGCCCTGCAGGTCCACCATCGCAATGCCGGACCACCGGACTATCGCTACCCGTCATTCGGCAACGAGCCGCTGTCAGATCTGCTGACGCTGTGCTCTGAGTGCCACGACGGCATTACCAACTCAGTCCGCCGCCAGCGCTTCAAGCTCGACCCCCGCAAGCAGGTGCAACCCGTCACGGTGCAGGCGCCATCACTTGCCCTTCCGTCACGACATCAACGTGTCCAACCTGACTCAGATTCAGATCTCAATCACGGGCGAGAGCCCATTGCTCTGCCACAACGGACAGACCGCCGACCCTCGGAACGCCTACGCGAAAGCCATGAAGGCGGTCAGCAGCAAGCGCAAGAAAACCGACTCCGACTATGAGGAGATGGCGCGGCTGGAATGGCTGGCAGGCCTTTACAGGTTCCGTGATCAGCTGGTCATACCCGATTACGTTCTGGAAGCGGTGTTCATTGCCGGTGGAAAGAAGTCAAAGCGTGGACCGCAAGTGAAGTGCGGCATGTTTTTCACAGACCATGCTCAACTTGACTTTGAGGGCAAGCCTGACACCATTACGGACGACAAACTGAGCGAGATGTTCGCTTCTGGCGACTTCACGCACACTGTGGGCGTAAAGGTGGGCATGGCCAAGGTGATGCGCACGCGGCCGATCTTTCGTCGGTGGAGCCTTGAGGCGAGCGCCCACTTTGACCCCGACGTTCTGAACCTCCGCGACATCGAGGAGGTGGCTGCCGATGCCGGCAAGCTGGTCGGCATTGGCGACTGGCGACCCAAGCATGGGCGGTTCAGCGCTGGCATCCGAGAGGTGTAAGTCCAGATGAGGTCATGCAGGGCTGGGTCCGGTGCGCTTGGGCAAGGTCTGGTCGGCCTAGGCACGGCGCGGCTGGGCACGGTGTGACAAGGCGCGGCAAGGGCCACAGACGGTGGCACGGAGGCTTCGGCCTCCCTGCCACCCTCACGGGGGGTGGTTGAGGTCGGGTCGACTACGGCATGGCTGGGCGAGTTCAGGCCTGGCGAGGCAAGGCATGGACCCACTTCGGTGGGTACGATTGATGGGATCTAGGTAGGTCGAGCCGGTGAACATCCCCGCGCAAATCAGAGCCGGCGACACGATCCGTTGGCGGGACGTTGCGGGCCGCGACAACCTGGGCAACCCGATCAGCAGCAGCGACGGCTGGGGGCTCTTCTACTACCTGCGGACTAACACCGCGAGCGAAGGCGCCACGGTGACGGGTGCGGCCTACGGGACCGGGTGGGAGTTCACGATCTCGCAGGCCACCAGCGCGGCGTTTGATGCCGGGCAGTGGTATTGGCAGGCCGAGGCACGCAACAGCGGCGTGCATGTGACGCTTGGCGCCGGGCAGCTCGATGTGCTGCCTGCGCTGAGCTACACGGGCACACCTGGCGCGTTCGACGGCCGGAGCCAGGCGCAGAAAGACCTCGAGGCGGTGCAGGCGGCGATCAGGGCGATCATCTCCGGCGGTGCGGTGGCCGAATACACGATCGGCAACCGGCGGCTGAAGAAAATGGAGATGACGGATCTTCTGACGCTGGAGGGCAAACTGAAGGCTGAGGTGAAGCGCGAACAGGCCGCCTCCCTGGCCGCCAATGGCCTCGGCAATCCTCACAACCTCTACGTGCGCTTCTGATGGGCATCCGATCCTCGATCCTCGGCTGGCTGCAACGCGGCGCCCCCGAGGCCACGCCTGCACCACGGCGGCGGATGTACCAGGGCGCGATGGTGAGCCGACTCACCAGCGACTGGGTGACGGCTGGCACCAGCGCCGACGCTGAGATCAAGGGCAGCCTGCCGCGGCTGCGGAACCGCTCGCGCCAGCTGGTGCGCGACAACGACTACGCGCGGCAGGCGATCCGCGCGGTGAAAAACAACGTGATCGGCACCGGCATCAAGATGCAGGCGCAGGTGCGGATGGTGCGCGGCGGCGGGCGGCTGGATGCGCAGGTGAATGACGCGATCGAGAGCGCCTGGAAGGTCTGGAGCAAGAAGCAGCACTGCCACACCGGCGGCCGGCTGAGCTGGCACGACATGGAGCGCCTGGTGATCGGCGCGATGGCCGAGTCGGGCGAGGTGTTCATCCGCAAGGTGCGGCAGCCGTTCGGCGGCGGCAAGGTGCCGTTTGCGCTCGAGGTGATCGAGTCGGATCTGCTCGATGACACCTACACGGGCAAGAGCACGATCGACGGCAATGAGTGGCGGATGGGGGTCGAGTGCGACCGCTGGGGCCGGCCGGTGCAGTATGCGTTCCTGAAGAAGCACCCCGGTGATGCGCCATTCCAGGGGCCACCGAGCGGGCGTCACCAGCTGATCCCGGCGTCGGAGATCATCCACCTCTACCTGATGGACCGGCCGGGCCAGACCCGCGGTGTGCCGTGGCTGGCGACCGCGATCCAGCGGCTGCACCACCTGCAGGGCTACGAGGAGGCGGAGGTGATTCGCGCGCGGGCCTCGAGCGCGCTGATGGGCTTCATCACCAGCGACGAAGGCGAGCTGCAGGGCGATGAGGTGTTCGACGGCGAGCGGGTGTCGAACTTTGAGCCCGGCGTGTTCAAGTATCTGGCGCCTGGCGAGAAGGTGACGGTGCCATCGCTGGACGCACCGGATGGGCAGTTTGAGCCGTTCCTGCGGGCGATGCTGCGGGCGATGGCGGCGGGCTTGGGCTGCTCCTACGAGAGCGTGAGCCGCGACTTCAGCCAGACGAACTACAGCAGCAGCCGGCTGAGCCTGCTCGAGGATCGCGACCACTGGCGCGCGCTGCAGCAGTACCTGATTGAGAACTTTCACCAGTCGGTCTTCGAGGCTTGGCTGGAGATGGCGGTGCTTGGCGGTGCGCTGGGGCTGCCGTTCTACGAGACCGACCCCGAGCGCTACCGCGCGATCCGCTGGATGCCGCGCGGCTGGGCATGGGTGGATCCGGCCAAAGAAGTGCAGGCCTACAAGGACGCGGTGCGCTGCGGCTTCAAGACGCTGGGCGAGGTGGTGGCCGAGCAGGGCGGCGACCTCGAGGAGCTGATGGTGGCCAGGGCCGCCGAGCTGCAGCTGGCTGATGAGCTCGATCTGACGTTTGACACCGACCCGCATGAGGTGAACGCGGCGGGCACGCAGCAGGCCGGCGACGCGGGTGAGGATCAGTCCGAGGAGGTGGCTCCGGCCAGCGACCCGGACGCAGGCGACGATAATGGGGAAGATGACACTGAGGACACCGATGGACCTATCGCGTGATCTCGAAGGGCAGCTCCTGAAGCGCGCCGAGGTAGCTGACTTTCAGGTCGGCGAAGACGAGCGCACCATCGAGTTCCCCTTCAGTTCCGAGTTCCCCGTGGCCCGCTACTTCGGCAACGAAGTGCTGAGCCACGATCGCGAGGCTGCCGACCTGGCACGCCTCAACGATTCCGCGCCGCTGCTGTTCAACCACGACCCCAACAAGGTGGTGGGCGTAGTCGAGCGCGCGTGGATCGATGGCAAGAAAAAGCGCGGCTACGTCAGCGTGCGCTTCAGCCGTAATAGCTTCGCTCAGGAAGTGCTGGCTGATGTCAAAGATGGCGTGCTGCGAAACGTGAGTTTCGGCTACCAGATCGAAGACATGGAGCAGCGCGGCTCTGGCGACTTCGTGGCGACTCGCTGGAGTCCCTACGAAGTGAGCGTGGTTAGCATACCTGCAGACCCAACGGTCGGCGTCGGGCGTGCTCTCGACGCTCAACCTGCGGCCCCCGCCGCATCTCCAACCCCCCAACCAGAACCTGAGGTTCCGATGGACAACACCCCTGACATCTCAGCGGTGCGGGCTGAAGCGGCTGCCGAGGCTGCGAAG